GAAGCCGATCGATGCTTCTTTCGCCCCATCCGTCACGGGGCTTGCTCCGTCGCCCACCGCCAATAAATCCGGTATTTCCGGGAACCCTTATTGTTCCGCGCCCGAAAGCAGATCCGCTACCTGTGGTAGTTCCGTAAATTCCCATTTTTTGTTCCTCCTGTATTAGTTTATTTCATCTATTATTGATTCAAGCACTCTTTTTGTCTCAAAATCTTTTATCCCGGATGTAGAAGGGATCCCTCCGCCACTATTTTTCAGGTTATCAAGTATTGCCTCCGTAACCCGCCTTGCTTCTGGATCACTGATCTGTGATGTTGCCGGAACCCCGTCATTTACGCCCGACTGCAACTCTATCAGTGCATTCATTGCATTTTGTGTGTTTATATCTTTTATACATCCTGTGGAAATAATACCCATTTTCCCTCACCTTTGAATTTCTTCTGTGCTTGTTGCTAATGCAATCTGAAATATCTCCACTTCCGACATAATCCGCACAGCCCATGTTTCCGCCGGGTCGTGGATCGGCAGGCGAAAAGCCTTTCGGTCATAAACATATTTTGTGAAAACATTTGTTTCGGCACCCCCTGCCCCGTATTTCATAATGTCAAACCGTATTGGCGTTGCCGGGCTTACGGGATAACTTTCCGCGAGCACCCTTGCGCACGTCCAGCTTACCGGCTTTTTCAGTTCACGCTGTCCGTACTGTCTTGATTTCCAGAGCAGGGTTTTTGCATCCTCACCGTAATCGTTCCAACGCCGGATATTCGATCCGCTAATCCCATCGACAAAATAAAGAGAATCATCTTCCATATCTGTGTACAGTGTTCCCATTTCCAATCCCAGCACCTGTGTTATTTCAACTGGCTCCGTGCCGAAATCAAAAACATAAAGGAGAAAATTCACATTTCCGGGAGCTATATACTGGCGGATGTAGCAATGAAGTTTCCCGTCAAACGAGGCAAACCAGACATTATCATTACTCCCTATATATTCATGCCATTGATCTTTGGTTATATATCCTGCCGTTACGAGTTGTGCCTGTCCTCCGAATATTTTAATAATTCCGTCAGGAGCAGCATAATAAACAGCGTGTCCTGCCTGGCAGACGGCATTCCGGTCAACGCATGATTGATCTATCATCAATTTCTGCTTCCGCATACTTACTGGATGAGAGCCGGATATAAGCTCGGGATTTCCTTTTGTCAGTACGATTAAATCATTTCCAGACACCCCCAGGGCCATTATTTCCGCATCAACTGTTATCTGATACTTCGCCGGCCATGAATGCACAAGAAATGGTTCCGAAAAGCATACCGTGCGATCTTTATATCCCGCAGCGAACTGTCCGGGCATAAGCACTATTCCTTCAAGCCCGTCGGGAGGATTCTCCCGCGGCACAAGTTTTGTACTTAAATCCCCATCTTTTACCCAGTCAATATAAGCGGGAAACGCCCCAGAACTTTTTGAAATTTCTGCAACAAAATAAAAATTATCAGCATCGACACTTTCCCCGGTGCCGGTTCTGTATATTCTCATTTTTTCCACGGTGGAATCAACATCTCCACTTGCTATAGCTGGAAGCGTTAAGCGCTGAGCGCATTCCCGGAGAACCAATTCGGAAATTTCTCCGATGGGAGATTCCTCTCCGAGATCATTAACGTATGTCCGTGTATAGAAAATGTTTTTCGGGCAGGAATGTTCATAATTCATATTTATAACCACCTGCATTTCGTCTTCTGCGGGAGCTGTCCACGTTCCCGCGGCGTATAATCCTATGTCGCGAGGCTCCATCCGGGTAAGTTCGGGAAACGCCCAGTCAACCCCATTATCTTTGCGCACAGCTTTTTTTTCTCCAATTTCATCAAAATTAAACGTAAGAGTTCCGCCCGAATCATCATTAAAATCCATCATAAATCTAAAATACGGATCAGTCGGAGCCCCTCCGAGTCCTGTAACAATAGCCCCCGGAAACTTAAACAGCAATGAATATCCGGTTGACGTTTTCTCAATTTTTACAAGTTCACTGTCAACGCTGTTTGCCGGAGTATCTGGAAAGTACCATTCGAGCCGCATCCCGTCTGGAACACTTAAGTCCTGTTCTTCATCCACAAGATCCGCCAATGTTATTGCTGCAATTGCAGGAGGAACCTTATTGTTTACATCAGTCGCATAAATCTGGCGATATCCGCCCGGGCCGGCCCCAAAATCAGCGTGAGTGCTGTATTCATATAGCTTATTTGCGGAATATCCCGATAAATAAATTCTATCGTATTTATCTTGTGCAATTGGAGATTTTATAATACTTACCTGTGGATCAGTCCCTGCAAAGCTAAGCCATTCCGTTCCCGTATCTTTGTTTCTATATTTATAAATTTTCCCGGCGGAGTGTCCGCTTTCAACCTGCGCATCATCTCTTATCGGCTTCAATGTCCCATGCCCAAGAAAGAGATTCCGAGCATCCTGTGCAGATATTTCCGGCAACAGCTTCGGGTCAAGTTTTGGAATAATCCCGCCGAAATTATTAAGTTCAATTTTCATTTATTATCTCGATTTTTACAAAGCCTATTGCTTTTGCTATAGATTCTTCTGTGTTTTTTGCGTAAGCCGTCCAGCCTCCGACCCGGACACAAAGCCAACAGGTATTTCTTTTACTCCAACTTATACCGGAAAAATCAAGAATATCGAGCATTACCCTGTCGTTGAAACTTCGTGTGAAATATTCCGCAGCATACAACCCATCATGAACAAGCCAGGCAATCAGCCCCAGCCCCATTTTTGAAACTCTTGCTCTATAAAATTTAGGCCCGGAACGAAAATCAGTCTCAAACCCCTTACTAATTTCGATTATTATTCTTTTGCCCTGGGATTTTACTTCTCCCCGCCAGGTCTTCACAAGTTCCCATGTTTCGCCGTCCCATTCTCCAATAGGTTTATTCGGTCTTATTTCCGGACGACAAAAAATCATTTTTTCACCTTTGCAAAAATTTCGCATTCATCCCGGAAGTCGCATTCTCCGCAAATTTTAATTCGTTCGACCTCCGACCATGTGTTTATGTACTGTTTCAATAATCTTTTTTCGGCATCCACATTAGAGATGTTCAGCGAATGTGAAAGCATTTGTATCATCTTATCTAGATCATTGTACTCCCGCCTTATAAAATATTTCATTCGCTCGCATTTCACAAATCATATCCCCACACCGCTAATTGATAGCGTCTTCTGATCACTCCATGGCAGCATTCCAGATGTCTCGGATTTTACTTTTATCAGCTGCTCTTTTGTGTCCGGATGAAGCGCCTCGTAGTATTCAGTGTGAGTCTTCCATTGACACCCGCAAAAACTTACAAGGATAAAAAACCCAGCCAACACTATAGCTAAAACTGCAAGCATTCCGATAAAAATATTTTCTCGACTTTCTTTCATTTTGATATCCTTTCTTCAATACGCGCTAATTTTGTGTTTATTTCACCAAGTCCTGTAATTATCTCTTTTTCGAGCTTATTTACTTCGTCTTTCCTGCGATCAATCCGAGCATGTATCTTTTCAAATGTGATTATCCCATTATCAATTCGCTGGTCAATTGCCTTGAACCGGAATTTAAGCCAGAAGTAGATCGTAATTAAAATGATCCCGCCAGTTGCAGAACTCTCAAGAATTTTTGTAATAATAATCCGTTCCATTTTTTACCTTATTGAAGAAGTCCATACGCTTGAAGTTTTGCCTCAAGCTCATCAACTCTTATTCTTAAATTATTTATAACATCCCGTTCTTCTGTGCCATACGTTACATCAACCGTACTCGCGTTTGATGCTGTCAACGCCGTTGCCTGCGCTACCGGAGTAGTGTCATAAAACCCCACATTCTCAGCTATCTTCACATTAGCATTCAAAGCAAGTGTCTGGTTGGCACGAGTGGCATTCATAACACCATAAATAATAGAATCTGTACGGGCTGTGGCTTCATTTGTGCGGATTTGATTATCAACAAAAAACTTATCATCCGCTGTTTCGTAATACCCTGCTCCGTAGCCGACGAATACACACCTGTCAATCCCAATGCCCTGCCCTGTATTTGTGCCAAGCATGGTATTATCCCCTCCGGTAACATTTCTTCCAGCAAATCTACCAATCATCACATTGCTGCTGGCAGTTGTAATGTCCTGCCCGGCTCTCTGCCCTATCAGTACATTATAGCCACCGCTGGATAAATTCTGTCCAGCTTCGCTTACTGCCATAAAATTCATATTCCCTGATGTCATCATCGACCCAGTATTAACCCCGAGCGCTACATTGTCCCCACCTGTGTTATTTGCCGGAACCCCACTTCCGATTAAAGCAGAATTGCCTATTGCTACATTTGTGCTTCCGCGCATACCGCGACAAGCACTTGCACCGATTCCGGTATTTCCGGATCCTGTGGTATTATATCTCCCTGCGGCAGCTCCGATGTACACATTACTGCCTCCGGTAGTGATTTCATTGCCGGCGCGTTCCCCAATACAGAAATTAGCATCTCCGGATGTAAGGCTGGTAAGTGCTTCGGAACCTATAGCCACGTTATGCCCTCCAGTATTATTTGCCGGAGTAGCGGATCCTGTCATTGTATTCAGACCTATTGCTATATTCCCGATACCCATCATATAGCGCTGGGAAAAATCGCCTATAGCCACATTATCGTTTGTCGCCGTGAGGCTATATCCTGCACGTTGTCCGAATAACGTATTTGAAGCTCCAGTCGTGATTGATGTCCCTGCAAGATATCCCCCGATAATATTGTAATCTCCGGTAATGCTTGCGTTCCCTGATTCGCCTAGCAATACAGTGTAATCACCGGCTCCCTCTAATTTTATCCGGAGATCAATAAACTCCTTATTAGGGATATCATTATCATCCGTAACTAATGTTTCATAATTTACGGTATCGGTAGATAACGTCCCATCGTTTTCAATCTTAAATCGTTTTGTCGTTGTGTCATAATCATAAACATAAAATTCACCACTAGAATCTGAAAGATTTATCCCCATTTCGTGTGATGGTGTTTTGTATTTACATACGGCATATCCATTTATCATCCCTGTCTCTACTAAGATTCTGGCAGTATCAGAAGACTCATAGACATCAAGTCTTTCAGTCGGGGTTCTGCCGATTCCGACATTGCTGCTAAATGTCCATTCATCGTCTCCAGCATCGTATTTTCCGACTTCGTCAGTGCCGCTAACGAACGTAATATCACGCCCGTATCCAGCTGTCGGATTCCCTAATGTTATACCCAAAATATCTGCGCTTAAAGCTCTGTAATTCCCTGCTGTTAAAATGAGTTTCCGATACCCAAGTTTAAGATTTGTTGTTCCATCATAACCATGACGAATGTATCCATCATCTCCGGAGATTGATGAATCTCCCAGATAAAGATTATTTGATTGATAAGTACGGTTAAATCTGAAAACTCCCTCATCTGCCCCATCAAGCGTACTGATGACAAGTTCGCCATCAGTATCCGCGCCATCCCTGAATGCCTCAATACTTGCAATACGGTTAATTATTCCGACATCGTCGGTAATTGCGAAAGTCTGAGATACTCCAAAGTCATCGGCCATATCGGAATCGGTAACGTGTCTAAGCATAAAGGCTTCCTGCACCGTGTCTGTGCCTGAGTCAGAATAATCGATTTTTAGGACTGGAGATACTGTGCCTTCTATTGTTGATGTAGTTCCACCCGTATCAACGTTAAGGCCGGCTGATGTTATTTGTCCGTAAAAATTCACATCCGGCGTTCCGTCATCAACCGTGAAAATGTCTCCGATTGTTCCGGCACCGTCAATATCCCCCGACTTGAATTTGAATTTATTGTCTGTGTAGTGTCCCATCCGATAATTTGCAAAAGACCCGAATTGGTATGTTTGATTATCGGCTGAAATTAAAGCTCCCCTGAAGAAGATTCTTTCATCGCCGTCCCTGTCGGTATGTCCTGCAAGCGTCGGACCATAGGTAGAGTCATCGTAATCAATATGCAATCCAGTAGTATAACCACCAGTACTTGGTCCGGATATATCCAAATTGGAAGTCATATTCCAGTTGCCACCAGTCGGCATACTGCCGATAGGCAGATTTGTCCAGCCCCCGAATGCCCCTACGTTATTGTATTGGATGTCGCCGTTTGCACCGCCGGGAACAGTTAATCCTGTGCGCCATATTACCCCCTCAGAGGTCGAACTATCAGCAGTAAGGACGAAGCCATTTGTTCCGGGAGCATATGCTGTAAAACTCCCTGCACCTGCGCCTACGATTATTTCCCCCTTCATTGTGAATGTGTCTCCATTCACGCTTCCGACGGAAAAATCCTCACGGTATTTCCCAAGAAATTTATCATATTTCCCTTCCCCGAATAAGGAAAAACACGCGCATAAAAAAAATACTGATAAAATCTTTTTCACATTGCTCCTTTATTGATTTATTGGCACATAGGTCGCCGTTGCCCGGTTCGCCCATGTGTCTTTTGTTTTTTCAAATGTAGTTACTGTTCCAGCGACAGAGACCTTTTGAATAAAAACCTCTCCGGATCCGCCTCGATACCTGATATAGGTCACGGAAGCAGAAGGCTCATCCACCTGGTAAGGAGTAACATCACCATGAGTAAAATCACTCCCGTACCCCTGGGTAAATTTCTTTTGTTCGTCGATGTCGGTTATACTTCCGCCGAACAATACAGCAGCGAATACCCCGATAAGAACAGCCAGAATCAATACGATGCCTATTTTTTTTCTCATTTTTTACTCCTCTATTTCAACTGTTTTTAGAATCCCGCCCTCAAAATCTTCGCCGGCTTCTGTGAGTTTATTAAAAATTGCGGTAAATGCAGTGCTGTATTCAGGCATTTCCTGAGCATTATCTATTGTGCTTTTTTGAACCTCAATCACACTTTTACCTGCCACGAATGCGTCAATGTCGGAGTAGCCGAGCATACGGACGGATATTGTTACAGACTCTCCCATTTTTATTTTCAGCATCTGGCTCCGCCAGCACTGAGCAATATCTCCGGTTCCGCACTCAATATTCTTTTCGATATACTGATAAGTTACAGCATCTTCTCCCTCTCCTACTGTTTTTTCTTTTAGAATCCCACCCGCGAAAACACTTCCGGCTTCCGTGAGTTTACCAAGAATTGCAAGAAAAACTTCATTGTATTCGGGCATTTCCTGAACATTATCAAGATCGCTGACAATCAGCCCGGAATTTGTTTTCCCGGCAACAAATGCAGCTACATCTTTATATCCATTCATCACCAGGGTCATCTCTACATTCTGATCCATCATAATTGTAGCACGCTGACAACGCCAGCAGTCGGCAATGTTGCCACTTGAGACATTTTTCGCTTTTTCAATGTACTTGTACTCAACAGCCAACACACTTAACGCCAATGCGAACACCAGCCCGATAATCATTCCTGTCTTTTTCATACTACTTCTCCTTTTTTATTGGTTTTCCAACGCTTCAATGCGTTTCTTTAATTCATCATTTTGTTTTTTTAATTCTTGTACTGCACTCGTGAGCAATGCGGTGATATGATCATAACACACGGCATCAGGCCGCCCGTTTTTGTCGAACTCAACAAGTCTGGGCTCAACTTCCGCAACATCTTCCGCAATAAAGCCGATGTATTCTTTTTCCCCTCCGACATAAACAAACGAAGCTGGTTTTAATCCATATATATTCGTGAGGTCAATGTCATCGTAGTTTATATTTGTTTTATATCTTGAAGAAGACGTAGCCCGCATAAGTTGATTAGAAGAGCTTACATAAACGTTTGCAACACCGCCGGAAACAGAGTAAATATTATCGATAGTGCATGTATTTGAGCCATTACCGACTGTATTATATCCGATTACTATTTCCCCGACACTGTTTGATGCACTGACATCCGCACCCGTTCCGAGACAAGTGTTTTCAGAACCGGTTGCAATTGATGCCCCGGAACCTGAACCGAATCCGGCATTATTTATCCCTATTGTTGTGTTTCCGAGAGATTGAGAACCCACTCCTGTATTATTATATCCGTTTGTTTGTGCATCCAAAACATGATATCCGACCCCGGTGTTGTCATTATTTGAAGCATAATAAAGAGTGCTGTGCCCTATGGCTGTGTTTCTATGCCCGGTGATACACGTATATCCTGCCTGATACCCAAGTCCCGCGTTTCCTGTGCCAGTTGTGTTTTTCATCAGGCATTGATATCCAACTGCAGTATTGCTGTTTACGGTGTTATCATTAAGTGCCTCAACGCCAACAGCAGTATTATAATCTCCCGAGACATTCATGATAAGCGCATTACATCCAATCCCTGTATTTCCCAACCCTCCGTTGCAATAAAACAATGCCCGTCGCCCGACTGCCGTATTATTATCTCCCGTAAGATTTGCGTAAAGAGTTTGATATCCGATTGCTGTATTATATAGACCCGTAGTGTTTGCATAGGCCGCTCGATACCCCACGGCCACACCGCAGGTTCCGATAGTATAATCTTTCCCTGCCTCTATACCGACAAAGGTATTATGATCCCCTCCGCCGGTAAGTGCTTTACCCCCGCCACCTATTGCAATATTATTACCGGAGGATCCCCCTCCGGGAACAGGAAGCGAAAGAACGCTGATATTATTTATTCTTACATCTTCGCCGTCCGATAGGTTTACGTCCGAATCTATTTCAAATTCGGAATTATCCTCATCCCACGTTACTGTTCCGTCGCTGTCTTCGCCGTCAAATGTAATAGTATAATCAACGCCGGCAGCACCATCACCTACAACAACACTTCCTGCATCGTCAATAAACAATTTTGAATCCTGAGCAATATTCCCTGAAGCACCATTCCATCGGATTGCTGCATTGTCCGTGGAGCTTGTCGGTCCCACAATCCCGGAGCTTGCCCCGGTGATAAGATTATATTCACTGCCTCCGGAATCTTTAAACATAGGCGCTTCCATGCCCCCATCGTCACGCACATACATTCTGCCAATCCCTGATGCAGGAGCAGGAGGAGCACCCGCTTCCTCAATAAAGTCAAGTTTTCCGTCTATATTAACCGAGTTCAATGCAGGGAGAGTCATAAGCACATTGTCTGCCTGGTGATAAACAAATTCCCCGTCATTACTTGCCCCGTCAATGGTAATTATATAATCAACACCTGCAGCGCCATTACCTATTGTTACAGCATTCGCCACATTTGTATTGATTTTTACGGGTTCATTTATATCAAATCGGTCTTCATCCTCCATAAACGTAATACTTCCGTCGTTATTCTCGCCATCAAAAACAACTTGATAATCAATTCCGGCACTGCCACCGCCTACTGTGATTGAATCCACCTGAGTGCCGGAATTGATTTTAATTCTACGGTCTGTTTCAAATTCGGAATTATCCTCATCAAAAGTAATGATTCCATTATCATCTTCGCCGTCAAATGTAATAGTATAGTCAATGCCGGCAGCACTGTCGCCGACAGTAATATGGCTATCTGCCTTTATTTCTCCGCCCACATGGAGGGTTTTATCCGGAGTAGTCCTGTTTATACCCACACGTTTTGCAGCATCATCAAAATTAAATTCCGAAAGCTCCGTATGCACCCACTTGGATCCATCATAAAAAAGCACCTGTCCTGCCGCTGTGCCATCCTCAATTCTATCCTCAAGCAAGGCATATACCGCACCTGATGTCGGAAGGTGAGTATCATCATTGGTAAGAGTTGTCTCGATTGTATCAACCGTTACACCAAAAAGTAAATTAATATTAGAAACAACAAGAGTATCGGTAACTGAATCATAATTAAACGTTGACTCTGCTCCGAAAACTCCCCCCGCATCATTATACTGGACATCCCCCGTACTCCCTGCAGGAGAACTTGATGCCGCCGCAAGAAGCCAGTTAGAGCCATCATAATAGAGTGCAACAGTCCCGTTATCAGGGATAAGCATTGTTGGAGTCGGCATAAGGATGTTCCCGGCAGTCGAAATAGTTATATTTCTTCCGGTACTTTCTGGGATAATAATAAGATAATCACCCGCAGCCCCGCCATTAATGGTATCAAGAGTATCATCAAGATCCCCCTCCCCGTCAACAGTATGGACAGTCCGTGTTTTTGTAATCACTCCGGAAGCTATTGTCAACTCAGTAGAGCCGCGGTACGCCATCCGTTCAACTTCAAGGTATTTAATCCGTTTTGGAACAACATCCGCAAATATCCCGAAACAAAATAAAAAAACAACCCCGATAATATTGATTTTACTGAATACGCTTTTCATTATGCTTTTTCCTTTATTTTTATGAGATGCTATCTCAGACACTCACGTCTATCTCTCCTGTTATTTCATACACCATTTTTATATCGCTTCCGTGGCTTGCAACAGTCGCAACAATCCGGATCTGTCCGGAGCCACTTATATCCGCATCCCATGAGATTGAATCAAAATAAGCCCCGATATAGCTCTGCTCGATGTAGGCAGTTGTCCCGTCGTGATAAATTTTAAACTCTCCAAACTGATAATCACTACCGTCATCAACCACATATTCGATTGTGTATGCCCGTATATCAGCGGCAGCTCCGAGGTTTACGTGATTAACCTGGTTATCGTATAGCATTACCTGATTATCAGGAGGCACTACAGGGCTCACTCCGCCAGATCCTGTATAATAAGGATTGTTCATTATTTCAACCGGTTCATTTACCAGTAAATTATCGTTGGAATTATCCCACACACAAAAATAGAAAGTCCGTTTCCCGCGACCTACTATATTAGCAAAAGCATCAGCAAGTTCCGTTGTATCAAGATCCATCACCCCGTCAATAGAGCCACTTCCAGAGGAAAAACTATTACATACTGCATAACGATCACCCCGGAAACAAAGCGCCGCATAAAGATCGCCTGCGACCGCCGTTCCCGTATTAAAAAGCAGCAGGTCTATTGTTTCGCCGAGCGCTATTTCTCCCTGAGTTTTCGCCGTCTTTTTCAAGAGGTTTATTACAACTCTGTATTTTGTGTTGGGCATAATAATTACCTTTTTTTATTTTATTTCCCTACTCCAAGTTCAAAAAGAAATTGATTATAAAACTCTCCAGCTCTCCGGGAATTAAATGTGTCCTCAGAATCCCGGGCGTATGCCCTGTGAGCGGCATAAACCACTACCGCATATCGGAAAACGTCGTCAAGAATATCAGCCTCAACCGCTTTAACTTCCCATGTGTCAGCAATATTCAACGGTGAATCGACATTAACCGACCCAGAAAAAAGAGAACTATTTTTCTCAATTACCCGCTTTGGAATCCCGTATTCCTCTTCCGGTTCGCTGAATATCACCTCCGCCACAAGTGCTGTTCTGCCACTATCGCTATAAATTTCAATTTTTTCCACTGTCGCTGCAGTAAAGTAAAGAATAGGAAATTCTTCTCTGTCCCACCCGCGTATGCCCTGATATCCAGAGAGGTACTCATCCTTATCAGAAAGCTCAATGTACGCCCAGAGCCCGGAAAACTCCCGCACTCCGCCATCCGAGTTAAATCTTGCATCAGGCCGAAGCCTTCTTATTTCCCGCACCCCGCCGATTACGTATTCCTGCAGCATCTTCCTGGGAAAGCGATACCCGGAGGGATCACTGTCATTGATTAAATCTCTCAATTGATATTCAAGTTCGGAAAAAATCATTATTAACCCTTTTATTTATCCTGAGAAACCCTTTTGCCGTTCCCTGTTTGGAAATTGTTTACTCTTTGCAATTTTTGCTCTGGTTATGGCATCATTGTAAAGAAATTGAAATTGTCCGGCTACAGCCGGGTTAGTGTAAGGTTTTCCCGGTGAAAGCATCAGCCTGGCCTTTACGCCGGAAATTATTCCCTCGCCATAGCGATCTACAAGCCAATAAGGGAGTGTTCCATCCTGGAGAAACGGACGCAATACGAGTTTTAATCTCATTCCCCCTGTAATATCCGAGGAAGGGGCATAGCTGGAATGAGAAAAAATAAGTTTATAATCCTGTGAAAGGGAGTAGTAATCTTCAGGAAAATAGCTGAGATTCTCAAACGCATCATCTTCAGAAGTTTTTATTTTCAGCCACACAATGCGTTGTATATTAGCATTGTATCCATGCTTAATAATGTATTCAGTCTGATCCGCCACAACATCAATATCGCCGGTTTCCTCGACCCATATTCCCGTGCGTTCGCAGAAGTCGCGGACCTTTTTTCCCATTTCATTAAGGATAACTGCATCGGTACAGCCCGGAAGATCCATTGCTGTATCAAGCAGAAGGTCTTTTATGTTTACTGCATGTTCAGGCATGATATGTTCTTTTCTGCCCGGAAAAACTATTAAAAAAGAAAACCCCTGTCGTCCGTTGAATATTACGACGATCGATTCATAATTGATCGCATACTATCTCTGGTCTTTTCAGTCCCAAGCTTTTTCATCGCATCATATTCTTTTTTAGTCGCCGGGCCTAAATATGTGTATTGGTATCGCTTAACCATTCCGGCAAACTTGCGGGGCTGATCCGGCGACTGCGAAAATTTCCGTTCAAGAGAATGATCTGCAACTTCCAGATGTTTCTTCGGCACAATCGTTTCCACTCCACGCTGAATTATAAGAACTTCGCCGTTGACGGAAAGCATAACTTCGTCCGGCTGTCCCGGCGTGTATTTTTCCTGGAAGACAACTCTGCTGTATTCCTCTTTTGTCGGTTTATCTTTTTTAATTTCGTTCTTCCGTGCTTCCGATTTTTCCGCAGGGATTGTTGTCTGCTCTTGGCTTTTTTCTGCTTTTTTTTCTGGCTCTTGGCTCATTTTTTTCCCTTTGTAGTGAAATAAAATAAAAAAGGCGAATCAATACATTATCTGTACCGATCCGCCCGTTGTGAACCGTAAACTCCGGTTCCGGTTTTTATACTGTAAAGCTAGGGTGATAAAAGTCCGCCCTCAGCTTCGTAAACAAGTTCGTCTCCGCTATCATTTACTACAGCGGATGCGCCGATTGTGAATCCTTTTGCCGCGGATCCTGCCGCACCGTCATAAGCCACAACACCTGCCGCTGCGGAACCCGCAGAGGTTTTTGTTCCGGTTGCTCCCACCGCCACGCCGTAAGCATTTTCGGTGTCTTCTTTCAGGTACACATGCTCCGTTCTGTCGGTAGTGTTTCTTACGGTAACTTTGTCCGGATCGAATCCAAGCTCAATATTCATTGTGGCTCCGGTCGCAGCGATTATTCCGATTACTTTTTGCATTTTTCTTTTCCTTCGTTATTAGAATTTGTTAAGGAGACAGGGGCCGAAACCCCTGATTCCATACGAACGAATCACAACTTACGGATTCTGCGAAGCTGCAACTTCCAGACGGGCGATATTATTCTCATTGAGAATAGCGCAAGCCTGATAAGTTTTCCATGATACAAAACCTCTTTGACCCAATGGATCTGATTTGGTTTTGGTTCCCGGATTGAGAACACCGATATCAATCGCTTTATTTCCCTGCAGAGGCACAATACCGTAGGCATCTTTTGCAAGAACAAGAAGCGGATATACGTCCGCATTTCCTGTCCCGGTTCCGCCATTTGTAAGATATGTGCTGCCACTCACGCCAGCTTCCAGCCACGGTTCAAACAGATCTGTAAGAATAATTCTTACCGATTCTATTTTTCCTATTTCTCCCGGAAGTATTTTGGTTGAATCTGCATACTTCTCAGCAGGAAGGAATCCGGTAACATCCCGCAAATCCCCTTCACAGTCAGTATGTCCGAGGGCAAAATAAGCCGGTGCTACAGGCTCGGTTGCAACATCAGCAGATGCCTTCAGAATCTTGGAAATTTCACGGGCTCTCGCACGCTTGAAAGCTCTTTTGATCTTCCGGAAGTCGCTCTTTGTCGCAGGGCTGGTAACAAGGCTTCTGCTTGCCACGCCGTTGGCGTAGAAAACATTGGTGCCGGCTTTAAGGGCACTGATACGAACAAGTTCAACTGTTTCAGCGGCCTGTTCGCCGCAGACATCGGAGGCTTCATGCAAAACAGGGTCTTCATGAGTATCTTCGATTACATCCGTAATACCCGCGAGATCGCCATACTGCTCAAGCGTCACATTGACATCTGTTTTTGTAAGTTTCTGCCCTTCGGGAGTTACCCCTTCAGCCAGAGGCGATGTTGCCGGCGCGAAAGAATTATACCTTCTCCATTTGCGCTGCAATCCTTTTTTCTTACCTTGAGGGTCAAACTGCCCGAATCTTTCCAGAACGAGTAGAGCTTGAGCACGCTCAAGGAGCCGTCTCACGGCAAATACAGCCGTGCGGGGAGAAATATCCCCAAAATGCGTTGAGTTTCCCATTTAGGAACTCCTTTCTATGCTGAAAACTATTTTTTTTCTTCTTGCTCTGAGGTCTTGATTTCCTTCTGGCCATTCAGTTCAGCAATATGTTTTTATGTTAATCGCGGTTAATTCCGCGCGAACATCAACTACAAAAACTCAAATCTTACTAAATTTTTCCCGAGACAGTGCCGCGTTCGGCAAATTGTCTCAATAATCACACCAGGGAAAGGCACAACAACAATTGCTAATAATTTTTTACAATATGGACATCTCAATTTACGAGACCCCTCTACCGGTAATTCAATTATTTTTTTTGGATTCTTCCCAGATCTCATCGAACTCCTCCAGATCCCCTTTGTGTGTCCTACTTTTACCAAAAAAACCGGGAGCACCCTTATCCTTCAATGCTCCTTTGTGCAGTGCATTTTTTTTACGCTTTTTTTCTCGCTTCTCGTTTTTTAGTTTTTTCCGGTTCTCGCGATCTTCAGGACTTTCAGTTATCTGATACTGCCGGATCAGGTAAACCCCATCTGCGGGATCATCGCTGTTAACCATTTCCTGTATTTTCCCGGGTTGTTTTTTCAGCCATTCGGTAAATTTTTTATTGTTGATTATATTCTGCCAGTCAGAATTTTCCTCAGTCATTGCCTGATCGAATGCCTTCTGTGTAAAGCTACTTTTAATTTCCATCACATCTTTTCCAGCAGCAATCTCCCCGCTGGCTATCGCTCCATCAATCAATTTGTTAGCTATGTGCTGTGCAACATAGATAATAACATTACCAACTTCAGGGTAATCACTCATAAACTCCGACATATTCACATTTTCCCCGTCTGGAAGAGAAATCTCAGCGCCCTTCAGTTCTTCTGTGAAATAATCCATGTATTCTTCCGGATTAATCCTCTCATCAGGGGATGAATTAATATTCTTAAGATCGTCGTTCTCTGAAGCGTCATCATCGTCGTTCTCTGAAGCGTCATCATCGTCGTTCTCTGAAGCATCATCATCGTCGTTCTCTGAAGCATCGTCATCGTCGTTCTCTGAAGCGTCATTATCGTCGTTCTCTGAAGCGTCATCATCGTCGTTCTCTGAAGCGTCATCATCGTCGTTCTCTGAAGCGTCATCATCGTCGTTCTCATTTTCCAGTGCTACTTTTTTTGATTCTTCCCAAGCATCGTCGAACTCTTCCTCTTCATCTTTGGAAATAGACTGCTGTTCGAGTGTCTGATCGTCTGGATCTGAGGTATTGGAACTTTTACCTTCTGTCACGTTTTCTTTAGCCATTGTTTTTCCTTATTTTAGTAAAAAAACCGACACAATATTTCTTATGCTAACCGCTATCGCGCATTCTTGCGGCAAGCCCGGCCCGGCGGGTCCTGTGTTCTTTCCTCTTTCTCTCCGCTTTTTTTCTTACCTCTTCCGCTTTGCGTAGCTTTGCCGCCTTAGCCTTTTTTCGTTTTTTATTTTCTTCTTTTTTCGTCTCTTTTTGAGACATAACAAAATTAAAAATATTTTTTGCAAGTCCAGGCATTTCGCCCTCCTGTTTTTATTCCAATGGTTGAGATGAAAGCCCCGGATCCCGGCGGCCCTTGATCGGTACGAAAAGGGATAATCGCTACCAGAACTTTCATCTCAACACTGGAACTCATGATGCACCTGCCTTACTTATAAGTGTTTTAGCCTCGTCTTCTAATTTTCCAAAAAACTTCAACCCCTCTATTACCCCGAGTTTGTAATAAATATGATTTTTAACATCAGTATCTGAACATCTCGGATTCTGTTCCATATTTCTTCGTTCAGCTTCTATCTTATTTTCAAACGCATCGAAAATTACTTTTCCGACTCCGGTTTCCCGGGCTTGTGCTATATAAAGAGCATCTCCGCTTTTTTTTATATATCCCATACCGTTTTCTCAAAAAAAAGGCAAACCGACACGATGTACCGATTCGCCAGCAACAAAAATAAAGAAGAATGTTATTATTCTAATATCTCAGATTATAGCTATTTCAACTCTTTTTTTTAAAACTAAAACCACTCTTCATAACACTTCACGATTCTCAACAAAACTCACAACCCTTTATTGTTGGTTGCCTCAATCTGCCCGATAACCTTAGCGCGTTCCAAATTAAATTTTTCCGATTCGAGTTTTAATTTTGCCGCATCAATATCCATTTTTACCCGTTCCATTTCTGCGTCTATTGTCAATTTCTCAAGATTTGCCTTAGCCGCTTCAATTTCCATAAGTAGCTTTTGCTTCTGAAGATCTGTAATTTCCGCATTCTCCTGCATCGCCGCCTCTGAGCTCTGCCGACGTTCCTCATCCAGTGCTTGCATTTCTTCCAAAGTTTTCATATATTTCGCAGGATCAAGATTATTTGCCATCATAATTGACTCTAGCAATTCCCGAGGTTTAACCTGCGTAGCAAAAAATTCATTTCCGGAAACAACTGCCAGCAGATGCTGGAGAGACGAAAGTAGAATTATTTTATTTTTAAAAGCGACAAAACCCTCGGATTTTACTGAATAATCACCCTTCGGAATCTTGACATCCGGATCCTCCATATTCTCTTTGTAAAAATCAAAAACGATAGGCTCAATCAAATATTCATCAAAATTACGGACAACTCCTGCCATATACTTTCCTGCAGATTCATTCTGAATAGATACCTCGTAAGCAGTAGCAGCACCCTTTGAACTTATTCCCTGGCTTATTTTTGGGATCATGCTGGAATCATCAAGATAGCGCTCCGCTACATTGAGCACATCCAGCAAACTCGCACCTACATCCGGGATAACAATCGAATGCAACGCCTGTCGGACATCCAGACACTCCTCTGCCAGTTTATATTCTTTGCCAGGATAAAGCCCTTTATCATCGTCATCGTCCTCAATCATCCTGGGTTTAGTCCCGATAATCACGTTCCCAGAAAGCTTCTTATTGTCCTCAAATGCTTGCATAGCACCATTCACAACTTTTTGCATTACCTCTGTATTGTCGGCAATCCCCGTGCCACCAATATCTCCAACATTGTCCTCCCAGACAACTCGGTAATAAGGCCTGTCCTCTTTATTTATACGGGCAAATCTTACAATTTCATCCCCACTTCCCGCAACACAAACCATCACCTCAATTTCTCGACCGTCATACTCAGGAACTTCAAATACATTAGGAGATTTTTTATCTTTTAACTTCTCGAAGCTTTCCACAAGAGTCGCAGGCACTCTCCCCCAGAACTCAAGATATCGAATATTATTTCCCCTGTAAGTCAGGTTCCGGAGCTTTGGCTCAAGAGTTGTCTCATAGTCGGTTCTGTTTGTTTCACTGTCAGAGCTTTTTTCGGTCTTTATTACTCGGGCAATTGCATCGGAGTCCGAATATTCATCATGTTTCAATCCTTCCAGCCAGTAAGCGGAAACAAGCTGCCGTTCAATTATCCCGACAGATTCTCTTAAATCGTCATTTTCAAGATCACGGAAGATGTTCCAGAGCGAAGAATACTGCACACCGGGAACCTCTTTTACTTTTTTTATGTATTCCCACTCATCATGATCCTCGACAAATCGCGAATGCTCTACGTCAACAACGGTTTTTTTCGCAAAAGCCTCGCCGTAAATAGCACAAGCCATTATTTCCTTCATTATTGTTTTATCGACTTTTGCTTCTCTCAACTGCTGATCTATCAGTTTTTTCATTCTAGCAATCGCATCATCGATATCTTCCGGGCTCTGTGGTTTTCCGGAAGTACTAGATCTTGCAAACATTTCCTGCACCCTGGTTGTCCCCCGGCTATCATCCGCTGCATCCATCCCGACCGAGGAGTCAACTGCAGCATTTTTTATTTCAGACTCGGAATGCGGAGAAAGAGAAAGAGAAAACGGAAGCTTGCCGCTTTGAAGCAAAATATCCATAACCAGCGAGTACCCCGTGATTATTTTCTGACGGGTCAGCCCTACAAATGTATCACTCTGCCAATCTTTTTTCTCTCCGTTATTTTTCCAGAAATTCTGAAGCTCACAACGAAAGGCATCAAGATTTTTCTGCCACTTTTCTTCAAGCTCTCTCCGATTTTGCTCCCAATTAGAGTAGAGTTCCGTAATATAAATGGCAAGATTAGATTTATTATCCACAAAAATACCTATTGTTATATTTTAAAAATAAAAAAGGCGAATCAATACATTATCTGTACCGATCCGCCCATGGAGATGAAAAATTTTATTTATTTTGCTGAGAGCTCTCGCCCCCCGAACTGATCATTTCTTACAGTAACTCCGGGAACAAAAACAAGAGCTTCCGCCACCGCATAACTTCCATCAGGATTCCGCTGTTGCGTGCTAACCTGCACAATAGCACCATTAGGCGTTGACATTGCTTTTGTGCTTTTCATCCAACCTTCTCTTTCACTGGATGCTTTGCAGAGAAGCTGAAACGCATCCCCATTGCCGTACACCTCGATATCCTTGACGTTTTTTCTTGCCCCGGATATATCGGAATTGCAAAGTGTTTTCATTCCTTTAGGTGATCCAGCATTGCATTTTAATACGTCTGCCTCTTCTCCGCTCGGATTGATCGCCTGTGCGCCCTTTTCAAATGATTCATTAATGGCTGGTGCTTCTGGTGCTTCTGGTGCTGGTGCTGGGGACATATTTATCTCCTCTTTTTGGGTTATCATTCCTGAATTTTCTCAAAAAAAAAGCGGACCGATACATTTTGTACCGATCCGCTTTTGGATAAATTTCAAGAATTATATTTACATGAAATAATATTTTACGCTATTTCTAAAAAGTCAAATGGTTTTCTTGTTTTTTTTTTACTTTTTCTATATGGAAACCTTTCAAAACCCATAAGAAGGCTCATAAGAGCAAAGATTTCCGGAGATTTACGTTCGTGATCTACACTATAGGAAGTAAGTGCATTCATTAGCGGCTCATCATTCCTATGCTGCAGCTTTTTGAGTGTCAGTTGTTCCCAGATTCTCAACTCGGCATCAACATTATCCCCCCATAATATTTCCGTGAAATGCGGCGTGGGATCAACCATAGGACTCCGGAGTATCTGCAATAAATATGACTTATACGTTTCTCCCCTTGCTCCGGATCCATGATAAAAGAAGCTTGCTCCGAAATACTTACTCCAACACCTGTTAAACCATTCGCACAACCCCTTGAAACGTATGCCTCCGTCGTCGCCCAACACATGTTCTATAGTAACAAAACTCGTTTGCTGAAAAATGTAAATGATCCCAGACTGGACATCCATTCCGCCGAGCAACGCAAATCCCCTGATACCCTCCGCAGGATCATCGGACATTTTAGGCCAGCAGATACCCCCGCGAATATAAAAATTATTCCGCTCACCATTCTTAAAAAAAAGAGTGGAAATATTCCGCCCGGACCTCAACACACTCTCGACATCCTCATATAAGAGATTCCTCATAAAACACCCCTGCCCTATTATAACGGGTACGGTTAATTTGGAGGCTTTGTTGAAACCCCCATGTTTGAAACAAATATAACATCCCCGGAATGTTCAATTTCTGAAGCAGCATCCCATCCCTCCATTTTCCCGAGTCGTTCTATAGCCTTAATTCTTACACTGGCTCCTATTTCAGGATCAAGGGAAATTGCAGAAAGCAGCAGCATTGCCCGCTCTCTATTTATCAAACTCCCAGGTATTTCGCCTGAAGAGGATTCTTTTATTGTCGCTACTTTTAATTCTGACACCCGATTTTTTATATCGGTTCGTTTAAGCCACCGCTTTGCCCCTTTCCTTGCACTACCTGGGGCAAGTTCCGTTTTTTCAGCAGCTATTACATAAGCGGCAACTCTCTCTTCCCCACTAGCAATCAGTACGCAGAACGCCTCATGTTTTTCATTTTTTAATGCGCCCATAATCAAACGTCCTCCCGGTCTGTCGGGTAGATCCCGATCTGCCTATTATATAATACAATAAAAAAGGCAGAACGATTTATATACCGATCTACCTAAAACTTCTTTTAGATAAAAATACACCGGAAACAAAACAATGTCAAGACCACGGCTCTAATATTGTTATTATTTAATTACACCCCGCCAAGGTCAAGAGGATTTAGCCCTGTCCCCACACCAGCCATAGGACGTGCCATAAGCACATGACATGCCTCATCATAAATATGATCCTCAAGTTTTTTATCAACATCTTCAGGATTGTGCATATCCGATTGAAGCATCGGAATAGTTCTAATAAACTCCCGGCAATTCTCATAAATCATCATCATCGGCATTTCACCGGGAATTTTCCGGAGCCTTGCATGAAACTGCTTTATTTTCTGCGATCTATCCGCATTCCCTTTTCGGAGGATGATTCCCAGCTTGGCAAATTCATCAGCAGTGCTGGGAACCTGCCCCCCTTTTTGATAATCAGGTTTACGGTTAAAACATGTAGGATCGGACAGTCTTATTATATTTTTTCCCTTTATTCCGTTTTTTTCTTCGTGTTCGATTATTCTCTCTGCAATTTCCGGATCTGTCTCCCGGACACCGGTATCAGGGCTATTTTCCCTGCACCCATAAAGTTCAGAAAATCTAAACGCCCTGCCATCGTCATCAAACCACCACCAGCCAACGGAATAAGGTCGCCCGAACCCCCAGTCAAATGTCATGTAAATATTTTTATCTTCAGGTACCGGTATCGGTTTCATTACATGGTCCAGACGGTTAAACGCAAACATCTGACCGAGAAAAATATCCCAGTCGCCATTTTTATATGCGCTGCGATATGGTTCCGGCAAAGCATCAAGTCGTTTAATATACCCGGGATCAGCTTGCATTAGAATTGGATTATCTTTTATTTTCCCCGGAATGTACTGCCTATACATCCCGGTTTCCTCGTCTTTCCTTATCTTATTCGGGGGAGCATTATCTATCCATATTCGTTTAACAAATTCATGCCCAACGCCTCCGGGGTTTGATGCACAAATAATCCCGGGTATCTTGTGTCTGTATTTTTCCGGGATATCCAGTGTACAGCGCACCCGGCATTTTAGATAATTATACTGAAACTCCAGAAAACTTGTTAATTCGTCAATAATCAGTAAATGAATCTCTGTTGATTGATAAGCAAAAACATCCCTTTCGTATTGCACAGAGCCAAAATGCAGCATTGACCCGTTCAAAAACTCCCAGCGCTTAGGCTGTTGCTTGTAGGTACCCGCCTCGTGCGGATATTGAATCTGAGTTGTCAATATGTGCGATTTGTCCAACTCGGGAAACGTGCGGCGGAAAAGATGTACCTGCAATCCCGGAATAAGCAAACACCACTTCAAAGCCTCGAATCTCAATGCGTGGCTTTTTCCCGGACCGGCAGCTCCTCCGAAAAGGATTTCATTTGCAGAGCTATTGTGCAATATCTGCTGAAGTGGCTGCGGATCATAATTTATTTGTATTTCTTTTTTTGTATTTTTTTCAACTTCTTTTTTTATCATAAAGAAACTCCTTCGTACAACTTAACAACGGCATCATCCGTATCATCGAGAAATGATAAGTATTTTCTTGTCTGGTTAATATCTTTATGTGCGAGCGCCTTTTGAGTTTGAATCAAGGGATCTATGTTTTCTCCGGTCATGTGGCGTCGATGATAATAGGTATAAATATGCTTTGCATATGTTTTGCGCATGGAGTGTGTCCCGTAAGTTGCACTTGTCAGTCCGCTTCTTTTTGCTCCGTAACGGATTATATTATAAGCATGCCCCCTTGTTATAACATTGCCTCGGCTAGTACAAAATATTGGAGTCCCGCCGCAGAGAAGCGCATTTTCCTCCATTTTTTTAAGCCATTTTTTTAGGAATCTTTTAGCCAGCGGATTCAGCACCACCCGACGGCTTGTTTTGTTTTTTGTATGATGAACCGTGATGTGCGAATTAATTTTTCCAGATTCACTTATTATATCTCGCCGTGAAAGACTCAGAAGTTCTGATATCCGGAATCCAGTACAACACCCGAGTAAAAACATCGCACGATTCCGGCTTTTAGCCCAGCCGCAAAAACTTTGCGCAATAAACATCATCTGATCCGTACTGAATGGTTCACATTTAGCCAACGCTAAACCCCCCTAAAATTAGCGACGTAAAATGCCTAGTGTATAATCGTTCCATAATTAATCTTAAAATTTTTGTTGTACTCATTACAATTTCTCCAATCTTAGAAGTTAAGTTCTTCCTGTGTTATCAACTCAGTATCGTTGTTTATTTCGTTACCCCACGAATCCCAGCCGTGCCGAGATTCCCGTGCAAACATTTCGAGTTTGTTAAAACCTTGACGGTCGCTGACTTTCTCAATCAGCCTTACCATTTCAATAGGTTTTTGGCTGTGTTTATTTCTCGGGGCGTTAAACACTGTAACACCTTGTTGCCGTTTTTCGTTTTTTATTTTATAGGGCAGCATTCCTTTTACTCCAAATAAACAATGCTCTGTCTGCCCCCGGAAATATTGACCTAAGCCAAACCTATCTTTGTGCCACGTTATAATTGTTTTGTACTTAAAACCCCATGCCTTCATAACCGCTAATCCATCCGGCAGAAAATTGTTAGTTACCCATAAATACAAATGAGCATTTGAAGCACTTGGCACCGATAGAGCCATTATATCTTTGGTCTTCATTAAAGGGTAGTGCTTATCAGCACCACGCTTTATTTTTCCGCCGCCACGTTCATTCCACGGCGGGTCTGCATAGATTATTTCGTATTTTTTTATTTTCGTATCTCCAACAGTTGTAGTCGCAACCCTATCCATCTCATTACGTTGATTGACATAGAGTTTCCTAGGGCTTTATATCTACGCCCGTCTGGGCAGTCTTCCTCCGGTTTGCCGTTCCATTTAATTTTTGTAAAATCATCCGGGAATCCCTGAAGCCGTTCGCACTCTCTAGGGGTTAATTTTCTGATGCACATTTTAGGAGTCTGCACTAAATCCTGATTGCCTCCTCCGGTTCCCCATCTTCCTGACATCGTAGACACAACTTTATTCGGGCCGGAAATCCTTGAATCGTTGGCATGATTCTCGTAACAGACGGCAGTTTGGTTATCTCCCATTTTTGCGCGGATTGTCGGGCAGATGTTTTCACCTATGCCGCTCCCTTCTCTTTTTAATATTCCCGGCTCAAATGCAACAGCGTGTCTGTCTGCGCGGAATCCTCCAATGCTACTTTCAATAAAGCTGGCAACTCTTTTCCCCTTTTTCCGGCTCGGCGCAGGATGCCTCTGCAAGCTCTCGGACTCAAATAATACCGCTGCGGCACGTCTCCAGTCTCCAAGATAGCCGACAACGAACACACGTCTTCGGCGTTGGGGAATCCCGCAAGGAAATCCTCGTTGAACTCTGACAAACTGAGTGTCAAGAATCCTGTATGCGACCCCATACCCGCATTTCCCCAAGTCTCTGATAAAGGCTCCAAAATCCCGGCCTCCGTTGCTTGACAATACGCCGGGGACGTTCTCCCAGACCAGCCAGCGGGGGCGCAGGCGTTCAGCCAGACTAATAAACTCCCTTGTAAGGTTTGCCACGCTTTCCATCCATTCCTGCTCTTTTTCCGGCGATGGAATAGTCCTGGCACGGGGTTCCTCCGACCAAAAGTTCAATTGTTCCATCATAATCATCCTCCGTTATTTTTGTAAAATCTCCCAAATTTGGTACTTTCGGGAACCGTTGCATTAATACTTCAGACGGGAATTTCTCTATTTCTGAAAAGAACATTGGTTTCCAGCCTATACATTCCCAAGCCACGCTCGCAGCTTCTATTCCCGAACAGACTGACCCGTAGTTAATCATCGCTCAATCCTTTCCGCCAGAGCTTCAATTTGGTCGAGTTTCGATTCAAGTTTTGCCTGATTGCGTTTCAATTATCTGTGCGGCAGAAGCCGATAACAGGCGGGTTAATGTCTCCAGTTTCGGCAATTGAGTAGTTTTGCATACAGCAAATACTTGGTTGAAATGGGTATCCAGAAGCTGATGAATCTGATAATTGCCGTCAATAACACCATCGGTAATAAAATAAGCCATAATTTCAGCTGCCTTGGCCAGATGATAAAGACCTATCAGTTCCAATGCGGCGACTTTGGCAGATGAAGGTTCTTTTCCTTCAAAATATTGTTTTTCAAACTCATTTTGCGTATTTCGCAGCTGTGCAATTTTTTCCAATACGGCATCTAGATCATCCCAGCCTTTTTTCCAAATAAGCCGTAACCACACATCAATAATCGCACTCCAGGTACGATCATGCCAATCTGCTGAATTGGGTGGCAGTTGCGGCCAATCGATTTCCCTTAGTAGGCGTGCGGCATCACTGCCCATATCACCCAGCAGAGCAAGTGATCCCAGTTTCAATAGACGGATGCCTTCTTCCAGCGGATTATCCTTCCGAGGCAAAATACGATAGAGCCTGAATGCATCAGCTGCTGCTTGTCTAAGTAAAGATGTTTTTTCTTCATCCTCTTCAAAACGATCCAGGATCAGATAAAGCGTTGCCATTTCCAAAGATTCAGCAACTCGTTGCACTAAAGAACAATCAATATCAGCAGTCTGTTGTAATAATTCTCGCTCGATAAGTACCTTTTGTGCCAGTTTTAAGGCTTCCCTGCGGGAGGCGTCAATGCTATCTAATAACAAGTGGGTCATCATGATGCATCACCTCCTTTCACTCTTTCCGCCAGAGCTTCAATTTGGTCGAGTTTTGATTCAAGTTTTGCCTGATTTTTTTTAAGTTCAGCAAGTGTTTTTTTCAGCTTCTTAAACTTTTTAATTTTCTCTGACTTTGTCATTGTCTCTTCTCCTCTCTCTTTTTAATTGCCCACATCCGCATAGCGCAGAGTTCGAGCAGTTTCACATATCTCTCATCTGTCAATTTTTCTGCATTTTTGTTTTCGGGCTTCCTCTCCTGTATGATTCGCCATTGCTCTGGATACGGATGAAGGCAGTCTGTCCGTGCCGGTATGTGTCTTGCCAGCAGTACTCCGGCGTGTTCCGGCACAAGCTCTGGCTCGTATATGTCTTCCGGCATTGCAAAATAAAGCCGTTTAAAGCAGTCGGCATTATGAGCAAAGGCGCGTTTGTTTTTCTCTGCTTTGAGGTCGCTTTTTGAAACCTTAAGCTCAATCTCATATGCGTAGCGGCTCCGGGTAACAACCACAAGATCGGCTTCATATAGCAAATCAAATCCCCAGGAGACGTTCGGAATAATGAGATTTGCCCGTATGCCGAAAAACTCAGCTACAAGCACTTCAAGTTTCTGCGTGTTCATCTCTTCTCTTTTTATTTTTTTCGTATTTGGGCACTATTTCACCTCATAATATTTGAACACCTCATCAAGCTGACTTTTATCCCTAAACTTTGTCCCTTTTTTGTCCCAAGGCGGACAAAAACAGACAATTGTAATTTAAAAATTTCTCTATTTTTTCCCGGATTTATCGTCGGATAGCAGACGAATCTCAACCCTATATCTAGAGATTTCTCTCCGTTCAATCATCCATCTGCCAGAAATCATCACCCGCTTTAACTGGTTGTTCCGTATAAGTTTACGGACTGTCCACGCAGAAACATTAAGTATTTCCGAGACATCCCGGACGGAGAAATACTGAGAGCTATATCTACCGCTTTTTATTTCAGGAAGACCCCTCATATCGTTAGAAATCATGGCGGACATTCCCTCACGTTCCTTGTCCCGTTTTTTGTTTGTCATTTAGTTTTTTCCTTTGTTTCGTTTAGTTTTATTTAGTTTTATATTAAAAACCACCGGGAAAGCGTGATTTCATCCTTTTGTATACTTTTTTACCTCAAAAAAATAATTCTAAATTCATTATTGCAATAATCCATGTTCATTAACAATCTTAAAAATCACAGCATCAGGGACATCTTCACATAAAAAAATAAACCGATTCAATGAAATATCGGCACAAAGAATCCCATCAGATTTTGTTATAATATTCTCACCGTCTGAATAAATAAAAAAATCATTCCCGAGAGAAATTTCTCTCCAGGGTTTTTTTTATCAACTCACGTAAAATAATACACGTTTTCATGTTCATAAAAGATTCTCGCAATCCTGAATAAATTTTTCTGCTGCCAGAATAGCAGAGAAATCATTTACCGGACCAAATCGTTTATTTACGCACTCGTTTTTATATCCGTGCGAATATTCTTTTTTGTTTTCAAGTCCTCGATCACAATTACCACATGGACCGGCAAATCTTCCGGCAAGAACAGGAATAGGGCTTTTGGGATTAAGAATCTTCCGGTAAGATAAATCACATACAATAACTACCCATCCACTATTTCCGCAACATAAACACTCACCAGAAATAGAAATTCCATTCCATTTTTCAGCATCTTTTAATTTGAAATAAACAGCTTTCAAATTTCGAAGCTTTGGGTTTTTTAAAACGATTCCCTGACTCTCCCGAAAATCTGCATCTTTGATTAATAAATTTATTGATTGTTGAATTAAAATAGGATCAGATTCAAAAATAAATTCCTGCCAGTATTCAACGCCATCTGATCTCGTTAAATTTTTAAATTCAGCTGCCCACCGACTTGAAAATTCATCCCATTTATTCATTTTTTATTTTTCCTTTCTATTTCTAACCGCCGGGCCCGGATTGCATCAACACGTTTTTTCGCCTCTGTACTCTCGTTATTTTCCTGCCTAGCAGCGTTGAGATAATCAACAAATTTAGGGCCGAAAAGTGTAGTTGGACGAATATATTTACTGTATGGCGTTCCAGTCCATTCGTCGTATTTATATTTAATAACCCGGCGATAATCCTCAAGATCAAAAAATCCCTCATTGATCCGTTCAGATATAAAAATTCTAACAGAATCAGAAATAAAATTATCAGGATATTTCGAAGATGTTATTTCGTTAAATAATTTTATGATCTCCCTACAAAAAATTGGCAAATCATCAGTAGTTTGGTTATTCTTTATTCTTAATTCTAAATTCTTAATTCTTAATGGCATTGCAGATTTGTGATTCTGCATTACACCTGCATCATCTTGCATTACACCTGCATCGTTTTGCATTGCTTTTTTTTGCTCTTTTTTTTGTTTTTCTTTCTTCCATCTTATTTTTGCCGCATTTTCCTTATTTTTTTTATATTCCAC